TCGTTAGGTGATCTAACGCGACAACTCATCCAAAAGCAGGGGCAGGACAGCCTTGCTTTCCAACAAGACTTGATGGGACCGGTTCGACAAGGAACTGGTTTTACTCAAGACGCCACCAAGCGGTGGCAGCAGAATCAACAACTGGCGGCTACCGACCCCGGTAAGTATGCCCAGCTGTTTGCTGCTGGCGGCATGCAGAAACCGGCGCCGGCACAACAACCTGGCATGAACCCATTTCTTCAGTCGATGTTTGCTGAGCAGTTCTTCAATCGCCCGCAGACCACAATTACTTCGCCTACCGGCGGAGAAGGCACTCCGACTGTCACGCAGAATACGAGGCCGAACAGGTTCACGTACAGCGGCCCGACCGGCGGTAACTTCGGAGCGATGAACATGTCGTTTCGTCAACCAACCAACAGCATGGCGAAGTCCAGCCCATACCCTAACTTGTTCTCATGAGAAGCTACGCCCCACCCGGCATTGAGCGCGAACAAGTGCGAGGTGCCCGGCTTGCAAACGCACAAGCCGCAATGGATTTGTTCTCTCCTGACCGGGAGCTGGACATTCTCCGCACACTGCAGATGCTGAGAGGCGGTGAGCAGGAAATGCAACAACGGGACGCGATGCAACCGTTGGCACAGGAAGCAATGAAGGCAGAAACGTTGCAGAGGTATTTGTCTAGTCTGTTTGGGCAAGACGAAGCAACTGCTCAGATCATGCAACAGTTCGGGCTTCCGTATCAGTCAATGAACCAACCTCAGCCAGGTGCCGCACCAGCCGGACTGGAGAAACTGCAAGCTGCTGGTATTGATCCTTCTACCTTATTCAGATGAGCTACGAACCACTTACCATGGGCGCACGCCCAACTAACCCGAACGCTGACTTCTACTCCGCTCGTCGGGCACAAGATCAGCTCATGGACCTGTTCAACCAAGGCGGCATGGGCCAAGGCCGTGGGCAGGACATGCAAATTCTTGAAATGCTGGCGAAGCAGAAAGGCGAGCAGTTCACACAAATGGACGACGCCGGTGTATTTGGCGGTATTCGTAACTCTCCTCGCAATCCCGGTGGGGCACAAAACTCCGGCTTGGACTGGCTGCAAGCAAACTACAACCCCGGCAACAATCCGTTCGAGGGCCGCGACGTCCGCTCCGAAGCAATGGCTGCGGTTGAAGCTCAGCGTCAGCAGCAGCAGACTCAGCGTCAGCAAGAAGCCATCCAGCTCGCCCTTTCCGGTCAGCTGAACCAAGACATCGGTGGAGCGAACATGACGTCATTCTACGATCAGAACTCTCGTGGTGATGCCGGCGCTGCGTACGGTCTCAACAACCCGTTGCCACAACCGTCCATGAACGTCCTCAATGTCCCCGAGCAATTCGGTGGGGGCCTGGGAAGGGGTGGCGGAAGTCGACGTTCGCTTAATCCGAACTCAATGCTTCCAACGGGTGGCTATTCCAAGCCACTTGGACTTGGCGGGTCTGGCGTCCCCATGTCCTCTGGCGAGGCTTACTCCACCGACTCACTCGGAAACGGCATCTACGCTGACCGCGACCGCTCCAACCCGTCTTCCCAAGATGCGAACATGGCACGGCGCGGTGCAGACCAGAGCCGGATCAAGGAATCGGTTGCTCAGTTCTTCTCTCAACCGCCGCAGCAAATCGTGGCACAGCTGGAAAAGCAAGGCGTGCCACTCGAAGTCGCGCTGGACGAAGCCGTCAACTCCGGTCAGTTGCAGCCCGACCAGGCACAACAAATCGAGATGGAGGCGAAGGCTGTCGTTGGTCGCACTCCAACTCCTTCGGTCCGCCCGCAGCGTCAACAACAGCAGCAGATCAACCAAGACCTTCGCAAGATGGGTCAGGGTTCTTCTCTGCCTGGTGTCACTCGCAACCCTGGCCTGCTTGACACGATCGGAACTGGTGTTGCCAGCGCAATTCCCTACGCGGCAAAGCCTGCTGAATGGGCGCTGGACCTCCTCTTTGGGGCAAATAGCAGCCAAGGTGATATGGTCCAAGGCGGTGCCAACCTCGCCAAGAACGATCTTCTCGACTGGCTTTACGCTAACCTTTCTCGATGAATTCTCCTTTCTCATACGCTGAAATTGCTGGTCGCTATGATGCGAACCCGCAGCTTTCCGATCTCGGTCTGTCGGTTAACGACTATTCTGAACTCGGCAATTACTTCACCGGATCGAACAACTTCGATCAAGGCACAGGTAACTGGTTTACTAACGCAGCCAAGCGTTTTGCGTATGAGAAGAACCAATGGCTGGACCAAAACGCTCGTCCAGTGCTTGACTTCACTGGTAACGTCGGCGAAAAGCTATTCTCCTTTTTCGGTGCTGATCCAGCAACCGGGCGCGAAGTCGGGGAGGGGTTGGTCGGTCAAACGGTCGACTTCCTCCCCGCAATCGCCGGGTATGGTCTGGCAGCAATTCCTGGAGTTGGTAGCTTTTCAGTTCCAATCGGTAACGCGCTGACTGGAGCGATGTCTGGCGCGACTGCACTGGAGCAGTCAGACTCGTATGGTCAGGCCGGAGTGATGGCAGCACTACCTTTCGTCGCTCCAGGTGTCAGTAACTTCGGTGCCAAAGCCGCCTTTGAAGGCATTGCGGAACCACTCGGAAAAACAGCAGTTGGTAAGCTGCTTGGTATGGGTGGAGCAGAAGTCGGCGGCAAAGTCGTCACCAAATCCATCGCGGATAAACTCACTGCTTTCCTCGGCTCCGAAGTTGCGATTGGCTCGGCTGTCGAAGGTGCATCCTGGGCAGTCTCAGCGCTTGAGGGTGATCCGTATAACCCCTTTACCAAAGAAAACGTCCTCGCCAACGTTCTTGAAACTGTCATGATGCCGTTCAGCTACGCTGAGCTAATACACGGCACAGAGATTCGTGACGCCGCGGTGAAGCAAGTCAGACAAGAGAAGGCCACTGACCAAGCTGACGCTGAGCAGCTCGTGCCGGTAACGCCTGGCCTTGCCCCAACTCCTCAAGGAACTCTCACCACTTCTTACCTCTCCGCTCTCAACGAAGTTGACTCCATTCCTGACTCTGCCATGCGTGCTAAGGCCAAGCACGCTGTCGAGGCCCTTCACCAAAAGCTTCGCGAAGAAGCGGCCCCGACGGATTCAACTATTGAATCCCTCTTCAAGGGGAAGTGGAAACGGTGATGAAGGAAGCGAGTCAAGTGGTGACTGATGAGGGCGAGGGTGGAGTGGTGGTTGATCCGAAGGATAGTCCGGTGGAAGGTGAGGATGTGAAGGACGGGAACGTTCGGTATTTCCAAGGCGTGATGACTAAACCCGATCCGTTCAAGGGCATTGTTAAGACGGAGCTGGGCGAGGGCTTTGAGTCGAGAGAAGTCTATCTCAAGGACAAGGATGTATATCTGCGGGAAGTTGCGGAGAACGGTGAGATCGCGACCAGGTCTTATGTGGATAAGAGAGGGAATGAGTTTTATCAGGACTATCGGACTGATAACCTGTGGGTGGAAGGGCCGGACGCACAGAAGTTTAAAGGTCCTGATGGTAAGTTTGATCAGGAAAAGTTGAAGAAGAACTTCGAGACTCAGGTGTTTCCTTCGCTGAGCCGGAAGCTGGCGAAGTTGAAGACGTTGGGTAAGCCGCGGAATCTGAGGGAGGCGCAGGAGCAGGTCATTACTGTTAATCAAGTGAGGGAAGAGCAGAACCTTGAACCGGTGACGGATAAGGCTTTGCAGAGTATCATCTTGCGCGAGCTTGAGGCTGGTGCTACGCCGGAGGAAGCAGTTCAAACGGCTATCAGTCAGATCAAAGAAGAGACGAAGAAAGTTGCTAGTGGGACTGGAAGCTTTCGTGGTGGTCGGAAGAAGAAGCCGTATAGTAGCGAAGAAGTTGCTGCGGCACAGACTGAGATTGACGCGTTGGTGACGAGTGAGGATAAGACACTCCGTAAGCTGGCGATCGAAGGGCTGAAGGTTATCACCAAGCGGACTGAGCTGGAGCGGTATATGAGGAACGCTACGAAGGCGGTCCATGAGTTCATTCAGGCGTATCAGAAGAATCAAGAACTGGGAGTTGATCCGAGTAAGCTGGCTGAGTTGAATGGGCTGAGCAGGAATGAGCTGCAGGCTGCGGGATATTTGACGTCGCGGGGTGAACTGGTGCTGAAGGACGAAGACGCACTGGTCGCGTGGAACAGGCTGAAGTTTACGTTGGAGAGACTTAGCGAGCGGTTTGACGTGCCGACTACGACGTTGGCCAAAGACGATGGAACGAAGGCTTTTGACTCGAGGGAGGAAGCTGAGAAGTTTGCGATGAAGTTCGCAGATCAAGGAGCTAGGGTTGCGCAGGCTGGTGGGAAGAAGAAAGTGGATGGGAGTAGAGGCGATGCGAAATGGTATGTCAGGGTTCCGCAGAAGGATAGTCAGGTTGACTTGAATACTGTTGCTGGACGGCAAGCTGTGGAAGTAGCTAACAAGGTGTTTGCACAGGATCCTGTGGTGATTGACAAGAAGGATAAGGCTGTGGCTGATGAGGTGAGGGATGATAGGTTGGAAGAGCTGCTGAGGATTGCGGAGAATGAGCTCGCCGACGACAAGACGTATAACGCCGAGCTTGTTAGAGAGTTGGCACAGACTAGCCCTGAAACCGCCAAGATGCTACTTGAGGCTAGGCTGGCTGAGCTAGATGCCGAGGATGTGCGTGGCATGTTTAATCAAAGTGCTGATTGGGCAGTGGCTAGCCAGAACTATATGGTAGACTTCCCTGCTAATGTAGAACGTAAGATTCCAACGCCAGCAAAGAACAATGGTCTGCATACGTCTATTGGAGACGTGTTAGGTGTATCGACTGATGGGAAGGAGACGCTGTATATTGGGAATAAGTCGATTCAGAAGAATGTGGTCAATGGGCATATTGATGAAGCGCTTCTTGTGGCTAGACTGACTGATGCAGGATTGTCAAAGGGTGTGTGGGAGGCGTATAAGTTGGCGTATCCCAAGATGGCGGAGAACGGGAAGGTGAATCTGTGGTGGCTGGAGGAGGCAGGGAAGAAAGGGTTGGTGGAGGTTGATGTGCATGGAGGGCGATCACACTATGAAGTCGCCAACCAAAGAATGGGCGAGATTCGACACGAATTTGACACTAAGTACCGTGAATTTGACTTCTCTGACGTTCGTGCTGTTGCGATCGAAGGCTATGTTTATGGAAACGACGCGCTTACTGACAGAATCAAGAAGTTCCTTGATTCTAACCCAGAAGTTATTGACTTAGCAAGGGAGTTTGATGCTCTTCTGAAATCTTCTTATGCTGCTGCCAATGGTCAAAGTGACTTAGCTCAACAATACGGCTTCGTCGCACCTGACGACTTCGAACCCTTTGACCCCACCACTGGCCTCGGCAACGTTGCGTATGAACTTCGTGCTCCGGGTGTGAAGAGTGGAGGACAGCATACAGGGAATGAGGATACATTGGCGTGGGTTAGGGGGAAGTTTGTGGAGAAGGATGGGAAGAAGGTGTTTCGTGTGGATGAAGTGCAGAGTGATGCGGCACAGCAAGTCCACAAGCTGGTTAAGCAAAAGCAAGAATATCTGACTCAGTTAGAACCAAAGCTGAATAAATATACTGAACTGGTTAAAGAAAACCCTGAGTCTGACTTCTACAAGTCTAATCTTGCAAACATAAAAGAAGAAGTTGCAAGAGCACAGTCAGACATTGCGTCTTTTCAACACCCCCTCTTCGACTCCTACGAATCCCTCGCTCTTCGTGTCGCGATCGAAAAGGCGCGTGAGAACGGGGCGGAGGAGATCTTCTTGCCGGATGGTGAGACAGCGATGATGAGTGAGGGGCATGATAAGATAGTGACTGAACAAATCACTATTCGTCCTACTCCTGAGGCCATAGCTTCTGTAAAAGCACACGCCGAGAAAAACGGTCGCAAGAGTAATACCGAATATATAGATCGACTATTGAATGGTGAAACTGTGCAGTCTTCTCAACCAACTATCGGTAACTGGGCAGAGGCTCATGGGTTTATAGTTGAACGTTCTGGACCTCAGGTCACTCAATCCAAAGGCATGACCGACGCCTACGATCGTCGCCTGCCTCAGACTACTTCGAAACTGCTTGGAGAGAAGGGTGAGAAGACTGTGTTGGGAACGCATAAGAACGGGCCGAGTCCGGTGTTTAAGGACGGAGAAAGCGGGAAGTCAACCACGACAGGCCTTACCTACTCCCTCGCTGGCAAAGGCTTTGACGAATCTGGTGCTGGTCAGTTTACGATCACTCCCTCGCTTCCTGCTTTGATGGAGCGGATGCTGATTAAGGCAGGGTTTACTCAGGAACAGGTTACTATAGTCAAGCCGTTCTTCGAAGCGTTGAGCAAGACGCTGAATCTCGACGATGTGAAGTTTGGTGAGCTACTGACGGAAGCGAAGAAGGGGTCTGCAACGATTGATGGCAACCTCCGCTTGATGCTTCTCAGCAGCAAGGACTTGCAAGGTCTGAGCCTTGAAGAAGCAACTCAACAGCTGTCTCTAGTCGCTGGCCACGAAATTGGTCACTTGACTGAGCACCTATACCGTAAGAACATGCTTGACGACGTTCAGTCAAAGGCGTTTAAAGACGCTGTTGACTGGACCACGAAGGCAAGCGCAGAAGAAAAGCAGTTGGCGTTTGAAGTTCTTCGTGACGGCACGCTGCCTGAAAGTATGCGAAACCATCCGATCCTTGCTGAGATGCAGAGGTCGTTTGATAAGCCAGAAGAGTTTCGTGCACACCTTATGTCGATCTGGGCAATGGGCCAGACCTTCAAGTCCCCTGACCAGCAATTCGCTTTTGGTTTACTCCCCAAACCTGTTGCTCGTTTCTTCAAGCTGTTGACCGATATGGCTTGGAAAATGTACGGATCCGTTCGGTCCGTCCTTCACAACGCTCCTGGCTTTGGCACGTGGGACGCACGCCACCGGGCTTGGAAGCTCAAGGAAATGATGACCAGTCTCCGCGATGCTCAGTGGAAGAACGAGGTTGTGATGAAGGACTTTGAAGGTATCGGCATGGTCGGACCTGAAGCAAGGGCTTCGTTTGAGGGACGGGCTAAGGATTTGTACGGACAGTCGAGAACGCTGGATGAGTTCATGCGGTTCTTTGATCCTGAGGATGACCAAAAGTCAGTTATTCCTGAACCGAGAAATGCGTTGCTGAAACAAGCAGAAAGGCTGTTCGTTCAAGGCGACCAGCTTGCTGCAGCGGTGCCTGAGTTGAAGAATGTGTTCAACGCACTCCATTCATTCACTGCCAACACCAAGGCAATGACGAAGCGGGCTGCTGGTAAACTGACTGGCGGGGTTGACGCGTCTGGTAATCCTTATTGGACCAGAGATGGCCAGATGTCATGGGAACGTGTTCAGCTTGACAAGCATCCGAGGAACAACAAGCTGCTGAGTGACTGGATGCGGTTGCAGCAGTCGACTGTCAGCGAAGTGTTTGATCCTACGACTGGAGAAACTAAGCAAATTCGCGGTGCCGGCATCGAGCTTGACAAGTTGTCGAAACATGATCGTGCGCTGGCCGACAAGATTAACCAGCTTCCTAAGGCTGACCGAGACGCAATCGTTGACATGCGGAATCGGTTTACTGAGTTCATGTCTCAGCTTCAAACTGATACGTTGACGCATTTCAAGGAGTCGGTGACTACTAACATCGCTGGGTATCTTGCGATGCGGATGCCTGAGAGTTATGGTGATGTACACAAGATTGCGAACAGCCTGTTTACTGCAACACTGCGTATTCGCTCTGGGGATACGATCAACGGCCAAGCCTTGATGAACCAAGCTGCGAGTATGTTCAAGGACTCGACGGTGTTCAACAACGCGATCGACATCTCCACTCGTGGGTACGACAACTGGATGAAGTTGACTCAGTTCTTTGCTGAGCGCCCGTGGTTCTTCTCGGAAATCAGGAATGGTAATGTCCTGCTTAAGTGGACTGAGAAAGACGGGACGTCTGGTTCGCTTGGGTTTAAGGACAGAAAGGATGCACAGGCGTATGAGAAACAACTGATCGACCGTGGCATCCCACGTAGCCAAATCTCCGCGCCTGAGCTGACTCGTGGTCAAGCACACTTCGAGGTTGAACCTGAGTGGCTTACTGCTGTTGCTCAAATGGAAGTCGAGGCGAAGCAGCAAATCGACAACATGTCTGACCTAACCCCTGAACAGAAAGAACTGCTCAAGTCCGAACATGCGTATGCGGCTGAGTTTCAGCGAGCGTTTGCTTCGCATGAAGTGTTCAAGCCGGGAAGTAATCGGAAGCTGTCAGCGGGTCGAGAAGACCTTGACATGGTGAGCACTCAGATCGCGTACGCCAACGCCGCGTCGAGAGCAATTAATCGGAAGGTGCTGACACAAGCGTTGATCCACGCCTACGCTAATCCGAAGCTGAAAGACCCGGTGCTGGCGGATTGGGTTGCACAGTCCAAGCAGATTGTTAAGAACTTTATGGTTGCTGACACTGAGCTAGGTCGGGCGATCAGCACGACTAACGCCGCCTACTTCCTTGGCCTGAACATGTCTTCTCACATTGTGGAGCTTGGCCAAGGCGCGTTCACGTTCGTCCCTGAAATGGTTAACCAAGGCATGGGTTACTTCGAGTCGAATGTCGCGATGTTCAAAGCTCAGATGCAAGTCGCGAAGTTCTATGCCAAGCACTTGCCTAAGAAAGCTGGGCAGGTGGTTGGCATGAACGTGAAGGATGACAATAAGATCTGGAACAATCCAGACATCGAAGACTTGATGAACTGGGCAGCGACGAGAGACCTTGTGTCGTTGACTCACGTGAGTGATATTGTTGATGTGGATGTTTCGTCCACGGCTGACTTGACGACGCTGGCAGTCAAAGGACCGAAGGGCTTGGTCAAGAAAGCGTTCTCACCGATTAAAGCGTTTGCGAATACTTCCCTCAAGCTCTACCAACAGTTTACCGAATTCAACGCTAGAACAGCGCTGCTCCTCGGCTACCAAATGGGTAAGAAGAAAGGCATGACTCACGTTGAAGCCCGCGAACACGCAGCAGAGTTTGCCCGAAGAGTAACGTTCTCCGGTGGTAAAGCTAACCGCCCTGAGATGTTGTTCTCGAACGAGGGGTCGTTTCGAACCGCTGGTCAGGCTGCGTATAGCCTTCAGGGTTACACCTTTGGTGTGCTGTCCATGATGTGGAGATACGCACAGACCGGGTACAACAAGAAGCAGTTTCCGAACATGTCAGAAGCTGAACGTGCCCACGCACGCAAGGCCTTGAAGACGATGGTAGCGACTCAGTTTGCCGGAGCAGGCCTCCTCGGTATGCCGTTCGTCGGCCCAGCTATGGCTATGGTAGAAGAGTTTAGTGACGCCGAGCCGTTCATGGACATTCGACTGGCACTTGCTGAACTGTTTAACGAGGACGACGAAGAAGGCGGGCTACTGAGCGATATTGTTATGTATGGCGCAGCTAACGCCTTTGCTAACAAGCTACTTCCAGGCGCACCGGACTTCCAGTCAAGATACGCACTTGGCACCGTCATGGGCCTAAATCCTTACACAGGCTTCTCGCTTGACCAACTGGCTGGACCGACTGGCTCAATCGTTCGCAACATCGGCGCGGGGTTGAAGGCATTGACAGTTGAAGGTGACTTTGAGCGAGCAGTTGGTGAGTGGGCACCGGTGTCGTTCAAGAAGTATCTTGACCTGCAGCGCAATGACGGCGAACTAACCGACGCTCGAACCAACACTAGGATCGAAGCAAACGGTGAGGAGAAGTTCCTTTACGCTATTGGCTTTACTCCACAACGCATCCGCAAGATGAAGGATGTTGCGAGTGCTCAATACCGTCACGAAGAGGTTCAGACGCGAAAAGACGTTCGGTGGCACGACGACATAGCAGACCTTTATCTCCGTGATCCGCGTGCTGCTGCGGCAAAGATTCGTCAACGTGCAATCGAAGACGACGCTTTCTCTGCTCAAGCTGCGATGAACAAAGTTGCTGAGCGCGTAGAGAAACGAACCTTCGCGATGGACCCAAGACGGGAAAGTTCCAAGAAAGGTTCTGACGGAATGGACGCGTTGATGCGGTCGATGGGAGTGACGAGTGAGGCTAGTGAAATGGACAGGCTGAACCTGAAGCAACAGGTTATGCAGAGTTTGGGCGGTGTTCAACCTCCGTCACAGACAGCGTATCGTCGAGCCATGATGGTGGACCAGCTGATGCAGTCCAACCCGTATATGACACGCGCGCAAGCTCTGATGCAGGTTGACTTGCAACTGTCTAGAAGGGCATAGGCTCTTCGTCGTCATCCTCGTCAAGTCTGTCAATATACGCTTCTTGAACCAGCTCGTGGATTGCTACTGTCAGTACTCCAATAGCTGAGGCTGTAGCTAAGTCAAACTCAGCACGATAGCGATCTAGCAAGCTATCCAAGTCGTTGGACAACGCTGCAATTTGTTCGTGCTCTGTCATGGCTTGGAATACATTTGAACGACCGTTCCACTAACTGTCTTGTCTGCCTGCTTGATTTTGTCAACTCTAACCAAGTGTGAAAGAATAGAGTCGATCTCGTCAGGTCTGGCTTGGTTGTAGAACTGCGCGTAGATAGCCTTCTTCATAATCGGCTGAGGCTGAGCAGTGATCACGCGCTCAATCTCGACAGCGATGGGTGAGAGTTCGTTTCGGCCTGATCCTTGGAAGAGTCTGAACATATTAGGTTCGATTGACTCGAGCTTCTTCGCAGCCTTGCGCAGGTGCTCGTCAGTAAGAAGCAGTGAGTTCTTCTCACTCAAACAAATCATCATAGCCAGCTTGATGACGTACTCCATCTTGCCGTTAAGATACCGCTCTTTCGCTGGGTCTTCTTCCCGTGCTTTCAGCTCATGCTCTTTGACGTAGAACGTATCCCACCAGTCCATAGCCGACTTGTCCATCTTGAACTCGCCGCCGACAGTTTGCAATTCTTTGGCCCGCGCGAGACAATAATCCCAAGCTTCTTTTTGCTCTTCGGTGACTTGAGGGCGAGGGATTGGTGTGCCGTAGTCTTCACTATACACAAAGATGCAACGGCGTGAGAAGCCTGAAGACACGATCTTTGTAGCAAGCAGATTGCCAACTGTTTCTGTGGTAAGACAACCAAGTAACGAAAGAAACGGATTGGTAATAAAGTCGCTCCCTCGGTTTTTTGTCATCACTTCAAACCTTGGGCTGTCCCAAATCTCAGTAAGGAACAGCACCATACCGGGAGCATTGCCGCCAGCTTCAAGCAGGGTTACAAACTCGTTGCAGAACAGAGAAAGGTGAGTCCACTCATACACTTCCTCAAACCCCGCCAACTTACACGCTTTCCTACACGGACTTTTATCTTCCGCCATGAACTGTGTCATTGCTTCCTTAGTAATACTCGCAGGGGCAATAGGGATCGGCGGCGTTACTGCACGAATCAACCCCTTCGCAATATTCATTGCGGTGGTCTTCTTGATCCCCGCTTTACCCACCAACAGCACATACATATTCGGATAGACCTTGAACACGTTCTGGTCGAACCAAACACGGCGACTGAGTATCGAACTCATTGCGCTCAACGCTGCCCACTCGTGGTACACCGCCGGCGATTCGTTCCCATCGGACAACGTCTTATATGAATCTAGAAATGACATATTCAATAATTGAATCCGTTAGTTGATGAGTTCGATCGTTGGCTTGAGAGGTATGCCCTCGTCGGAAAGCATTTCGTATTTGATCTTGGCGTAGTGACCAATGGGTGGTGTGTCGAGGAATAGCTTGCGCTCGATGTCGGAGAGACCGGAGCCTGCGGAGAAGGTTCGGCCGTTGGGAAACTGCAACACTAACGAGCCAACTAGGTCGGAGTACTTACCTTCACCTAGTTCAACGTCTAAGATAAGGCAGTCCTCGTCAAGCCAGTCTTTTCGTTTGAGGAGGACTGGCCAACGGTTCTCTTGGTTGCCGCAGTTGTGGGAGAGGCCGTAGGGGGCGTCGTGACGATACATCATACCTTCGTAACCTAGTGACTTGAAGTGCTCGAAGTAAGTGTCGCCCTCGATTTCTGATTGGATGAAGTGAGTAGAGACTTGGACGACTTTGAACCCTAGGTCGAATTTCGCGAAAAGCTGACGAAGGCAGTCGTTCCGGTCAGAGAATGGCATGTCGAGGTGATTGCCGTGGATGCAGTCAAAGACATGGTATTCGACTAGAGGTGTGCGGGCGGAGGGTTCGTTGCGGTTGACTGAAATGGCGGAGTTGATCTGTTGGAGAGACCAGCCGTGGTGGTAAAGTTCTCCATCGAGTATGATATAGGGTGGCAGTGAAGCGAGTTCTGAAAGGAGGTGAGCGAGAACTGGAGCGTGCCAGATGTGTTCGTCACGAGACTGGAACTGGCCTGAGTGGTAGAGTGCGCGGACACCGTTCAGCTTGGGCTGGATGTAACAAGGGTAACGGAGGTGGCGGCGCTGGTCAGCGTAACGCTTGGCGAGCATCGGTTTCATTTGAAGTAGCAGTTTGGCTCGCGGACGATGATGGTGGGAGTGGTGAGTAGACGTTCAATGATGAATCGTTGGGTCTCAGCTTTGAAGACACCAGCAGGAGCGTTGAAGACCGCGGGTGGAGAGTATCCTTGAACGAAGGCTGAGATGAAGTCTTCGTCGCAGTTCCAGCCGGCAGCGGTATGCTTTCTGTGGGTGTCGAGCTCTTCGGAGAAGTTGTCGCGGTGTGGACCGAGTGTGCGTGAACCGATGAAACAGCGACCACCGATCAGAGTGCGTGGGTGCGACTCCATGAACGCTCCGACGAACTGGAAGCGGAATGTGTGGGCAATGTCAAGACAGCGCTTGAAGTCAGGGAAGACGTTGGGCTGGTCTGTGCCAAGGAAGATGACGTGGTCGGCGACAGTGTGGGTAGCTAGATACCGGTCAAGGTGGTTAGCGTAGCCTTCGCGTTGAGGAACTGGTACGAAAAAACCGACGTGAGGAGCAAGAAACTTGAAGTACTCGGTAGCGAACAGGATGGTGCGAGCGGCGATGGTGGGGCTGCTTTTGAGGTGGGTGAGAAACGGCGTGATGTGCTTCTCGTCTCGCATTTGGTCTGACTCGAAGAGGCAGTAGGAATAGAGGGTGTGAGGGACCGGGAGCTTTGGGAGGTCAGAAAGGGAATGGACGTTGTTCATAGTTCGTTGTCGTTGTAGTAGTCGATTTCGAGTTCGGGGACGAGCGGAGTGAAGATGATTGTGGTCTTGGATTTGAACTCTGGTAATGGATGTTGGTTGACTTCGTAAGAAACGCCGACTGCTGAACACCAGACAGGGAGAAGTATGTCAGAGAAAGCGTCGATGAGGGCGTCGGAGGATACTTCTAACGGGCCGGAGTATAGAGGGTTGGCGTCGTAGAATATGTCGTTGAGAAGCTTAGCGCGTAAGCGGGCAGGCTTCCTGTGGTCGGTGTCTTCGGTGTCTCCGTCTGGTGATATGTAGTTCATAGTGAAAGATGACCGGCTGATGAGTCTCCCCAATACTTTCCATACCCGCCCTCGAACGGGATGGTTAGGGTCATGCCGGCGATTGTTAGTGGGTTGTGGAAACAGTCAGGGATGATACGTTTAGCAAGCGCTTCATGCTCGATCTTAAATTGACTGACTAGTGAGTCGTGGACTTGATGCAACGGCTCGACAAACAGCTTTTTGCCGTTGTCGTAACGATTGTCTTCTCTTTGCCAGAGTCGCTTGAGCGCGAGGTTTGTAGCGAAAGTCGTGTTGATCTGCGGCTCGTGAGCAAGAGCGGCTTGAAGAGTCGAGTTGTCTTGCTTGCGTCCGAAGAAGTGTCGGACGTGGCCAGAAGCGGACTCGAGGTAGCCTTTGGTGTTGAGCTGGTTCTTGACCCAGGACTGCCAGCGAAGAACACCGACATAGCGAACAAAGAACAGGGATTGAAGCAAACCGCAGTCTTTGGGAGAGACATAGACCGGAACTCCGCTGTCCTTCCAAGACCGCTTGAGGATGTTAGAAGAAGTGGTGTTGTTACCCATTCCGTAGCATGAACCGTGTTGAACGGCTTTGCATGCATTGTACAACCACTTAGGTATATCGAGATTGCTTGTAATTTCTAGTAACTGTGACGAAGGCAGGTTTGCAATAGACTTATCACCAGTTAAATACATTGCAGCAATAACCCTTGCTGGCTTGACACCAGCTAAGTAGTCGTTCAGCATAGAATCGTCGCCAAGCCTTGCAGAATGAGCCGCAACCGTCCAACCGTCAGCTCCTTGTAGGTCTACGTCAGCCATGTAGCAGCCGTCATCGGTTATACATAGTGTCTTTATTAAGGCCATCACGGTTTGAAGGTTAAAACCTGAACCTGCGTTGGAAGTAGAGCAAGACAGGCGACCGGTGTCGGTGCCGACTACGTTGTAGCTAGCACGTATGCGACCATCATCGTTGGTTGTGGTGTCTAACTGCTCGCGTAGCGAGTCTTTCTGTCTCCATTGCAGAATCTCGAATACAATGTTAGGGTTGTGTCGACGAAGAATTGTAAGCAAAGCTTCGAGATCACAGGTTTTCTTGTCCGTCTTTCGTCCACCCTCTTTCTTATATTGAACCTCGAAGCCGAGTCGGTCATACAAGCAAGCGTTCATTTGCTTGGGTGAGTTGACGTTGAGCGGGCCACCGGCGAGGACGTTGATGCGCGATTGGATCTCGGACATCTCGACGTTGACTTCTAGCAGTCGCTCGCGTGCACGCTCCTTGTCGAACTTGATCCCGCGCAACTGCATGTACATGAAGGCGGGGAGAAGTGACATGTTGAAGTTGAAGTGGTCAAGAGCACCAGTGCCTGCGAGCTCAGTAGTGAGATGCTTCTGATGAGCCTCAGCAATTTCGTAGGTGACAGTCGCGTCCTTACAACAGTACTTCAAATGAGTTCTGTGGTCAGCTACCTTGCGCTCGTACTTGTAGTAAGGCTCACGTGTCCAGATGGAGGTTTGGACACCGAGAGACTTGCGCAGCTCTGGATAAATCTCCCACCCGGAAAGCATGGTGTCCCAGAAGACGTTGGCGATTGGTGAAAGGTGTTTCCACGACAGGCAGAAGTTGTCGTAGAGTTGGTTTTGTAGGATCTTAGGAATCTGTGGGTCGGCGAGGAACTTGCCAACTGCCTTGATCATGCGAGGTTTGACGTCTTCTCCCATGGTTGTGTAGTCAACAATGAAAGCCTTGAGAGGAGACTCTGCGAACGCAATGCAAGTAATGCCTTGCTCGATGCCGCCCTCGATGTCCATGGAACAGGGGAGACCCTTAGGCCAGTCATTGAGTCGCTGGATGATTTCATCAGGGGACAAGTCGATCAAGAACTCACGGTCAGGGAGGATGAGTTCTTTTGTAAGACCCTCTTCCTTCGCACGACAAAGGTCGAACTGGAATAGTGGCATCAGGTCCCATTCACGAAACAGCCTAGCCGGGTGAATAGTGACGAGGCACTTACGCCCGTAGAACGGAGAGTCAAGATCGGCGCAGTTGAACAAAGACCCGCGGCCGTCAGACGCAGGAAAGCCATACCCTGCGGACTTGCAAGCTAGGTTGCCCATAAGGACGACGACGTTCGGGTTGAACTGGTCCATGTCACGCTTGAGGACTTGAAGTCCGGACTGTATCTGCCAGCCTTCCCAGGAAAGGCGGCTAGCGTTGTCACCGGGTGCGCGGGTTTGTGAGATGTTACCGAAGTAACAACCAGAGGATAGCAAACCAGCACTGGACATTAGCTGTTTAAGAATGTGGCCAGTGGGTCCGACGAAACACTCTTGCATGGATTCTTCGTCCGCACCCGGAGCCTCACCAATAAAGGCGATGCGGTAAGGGAGGGACTTGAGTTCGGGGAACTTGTTGGGTACTTCGATCATGCAATGATAGAGTCGTCGTTGTCGAGTGCCGCGAGAATTGGATTACCTTTTGACCAAGTGAACTGTGCTTTTCCTTTGGTCATGGCGTTGAGAGTATTACGAGCTTGTTCAACCAGCTCATGGAACATCTTGTCGTCTTTCTCGACGCCCTTAACACGAAGGCCGCAGTTCATTCCGGCACGAATCAGTGATCCAGCACCGGCGTAGGGATCAGCCATGACCATACCCGGAGTAGCAATCGCGTCAATGATCTTGCGGGAAATCTCGAACGGCTTGGAGAAAGGATTGCGCTGCATCTTACGTTCGGCGGAGCCGTCAGCCAGATACCAGTTGCGGGTTTGCGCAGCACGGAGAGTGGAGGTGCCTTTGGACATAACCATAGCATACTCGACTGCCTTGGTCCACCACTTACCACCAGCACGGTTGCGACACGGGTGTTCCTTGCACCAGACAATCGGATACGGTTGGATAGAAAACCCGGCTTCCTTGCCCCATGCAAGAAGCTTTTCGTGGTGGGCAAGGTCATACCAGAAGACGAGGTAGGACGAATCCTTGAGAACCCGGAAACAGTTTTGGAGGAAGGGACGCATTTGTTCCACGTTTTCCTCGACGTCGTGGGTATGGGCTACTCGATCGAGGTCAGCCGCGTTGAAGTCGAGATTGTCCATGTCAATACCGTAAGGGATATCGGTGTAGATGAAGTCAATACTACGATCGGCTTGCTCGTCAAACCACAGCTTGTTATCACTATGATAAAGCATCTCCGAAAGATCGAAGGTGAGGTCAGTGTCGAGCTGTTGCGGGATAGAGCCTCTGACGGATTCAGGAATTGAAACCGTCGGTGAGACAGCAGCGGAGGAAAGAGAGATGCCGGACTCGCCGCGGACTGGACCCATAGAAGGGGTGGAGGTCTTGGCTTTGGGTGAGGGTGTGCCGCCGACTTTGGAGGCAAGGGACTTCATTACGGCGTCTTCTTTTTGAGAGTAGATCAGCTTGAAGGCGTCGGTGATGGAGTTGGCCTTGATGATTTCCTCGTTGCCAGCGATGATTTGCTCGGCGACTTTGAGGGCGGTGTTGACGTACCCGGTGGATTTCTTGATGAGTTTGCCGGTTTGTTTCTGTCCCCAGGTTTCGCGGTCGAGGGAGGCGGCGATTTGTTTGGAGCGATGGGTGGTGTAGATGCCCATCACGACTTCCTGCCAAGTGAAGTCTTTACGGCGGAGGTTCTCTTCCAGTTCGAGTTCGAGGAGTTGATCTGGCCGGAGGGACTCGCGGAAGGCGTAGGGAACGTGGGTGAAGCCGAGAGCCTTGCAGGATTGGAGGCGACACCAACCGGCGATGAGTTCGTAGTGGTAGAGAGCAGAGTCAGCTTCGAGCGGTGGGTCGTGTTTTTTGACAACGATAGGTTGGATGAGTCCGTAGTCTTGAATGGAGGGACAGAGTTCCTCGTCAATGTATTTGCGGACGTCTGGGTTGTCACCGCGCATACGTTGCGGCGGGGTGTAGATGTCGAGGATTTCAATGTGGCCAGCGCCAGCGGTGGAGAGTGCGAGGAAGTCGGTAGTATTCATGGGAAAGGGAAGGCTTGGAGGGATTGGACCTCCAAGCAGAGGTTAGCGTTTGGTGATGCGATTGTTGGTGAAGTCGATGATGTGGGTGGGAGTGAGGTGGATGACGGCACCGGAGGTGAGGCGCTTGAGCTCGGCGAGTTCAAGTTCGCGGCGAGCGTAGGCGTTGGAGAGGTCGTTGCGGACGGAAGTGGTGAAGGCTTGCTGCTCGCGAAACTTTTTGAGCTCAGCCGAAATTTCTTCTTCGATCTTTTCGCGCTGTGCATGAAGTTGGTTGATGTGTGTGTTAGTTGCAGCGTGAACTTCCTCCACTTTCTTCTCAGCTGCCTTCACTTGTTTCTCCAGCTTGGAGACTTCGGCGTCGGTTTCGAGAAGGGCAGTGGTAACAGCTTTGAGGACTTTGGGATTGGGTTTCATAGTAGGTTTGGGTGGGGAGTTGTAGGAGATGGAAGAGGCAGTTTTAGGGAAATCTTCAAGTGCTTTTGCACACAAGTCGCGAACTGGTGGATAGCCCCACTTTTGCATAAGTTCTTGTAAAGTTGACATAATGAAAGGAACCACCAAGAGGGATCGGACCTCTTGGTGGATTTGGTTGACGCTGTTACGCGATGTGCTTCAGCATGCCGACTTCGTTGGTCTCGCCGTAGGCGTCGTCCTTCGTGACCTTGACGGACATGAGGACGCGCTTGCCACGGAGACCGATGATGGTGTCGTCGGACAGGTCAGGACGGTTGGTTTCGTCGGTGCCGTAGCCGGCGTCGATGAGGACCGCGAGGTCACGGCGGAAGTCCGGCGCGTTCTCGTTCTCCGACTGCTGCAAGGGGTAGTACTTGCGGAGCTGGTAGCCGGCCTTGATGACGCCACCTTGGGTGGATTCGCCGTCGGCGACGGTTTTGAACTTGACAAGCAAGTTGGACTTCGACTCGTCCTTCTTGGACGGGACCACTTCGAAGTCGTCGATCATGACTTCGTAGTTGCCCGACACGAGGCGAGGCATGGAAGTGTCGACTCCACCGAGGGCGATGTTCAGATTCAGGCTCATATGTTTACTTTGTTTTTGTTTTGTTTGTTTTGTTTTCTACGTTTTGTTTGTTTTCGTAGTCTTCACAGTTGTTGTGGAGATTGGGGAGGGGAGAGCAGAGTCTCGCCCATAAAGGGTTGGATAAGCGCGGAGGTTTCTTCTGGTGAGGACCAAGGATTAACGGCGATGACTGAGAAGCCGGCGGCGGAAAGTTCCTCGTTGATTTCATCTGCGGTGACGAGCTTGTCGACACCGTTGGGTTGGTCGAGCTTGACGATGTAGGCTACTTGAGGCATAATGGTGTCTCGGGTGCTGGATTAGTCTTGTCGTATTCTTTCATGAAGGCTTTCACGTCTTGAGCACGCAAGTTATCACTCAAAGCCGGACCGATTGCGTGTTCGATTGCTGCCGAACATCTGGCATAGACGTAAGTAGAATACTTTTTTACGTAGTCTTTTGCTTCTTTTACAGCCTCAGACTTGAGGTTGTCGTATTCTTCTTTTGTGAGAATTACTTGCATAGAAAATAGATCAGTGCGATGATTGACATTCCGAGACACAGCACGAACAGCACCTTAGTCTCGTGGTGCACGCTTGAAAAATTCTTTCTCTTCGATTGCATGAAGGATACGTTTGGTTGCGAGGATGTCGGACAGACCGTCGTGAGCACCAGCCAGTTCTTCGTCGAAGTAGTGTTGGTAGACGGTGGACAGCTGGAAGTTCGGTAGCGTGTTGCGAACCGGAGCGAGGTCGAACGCTGCTTTGTTCATGACGCACAAACTTGGCGTCCAAAAGTAAGACCCGAAGAAGTTGTCACCACACCGGCGAAACAACGCCCGCATGAAGTCTTCGTCGAAGCGGGAGTTGTAACCAATCCAGAACAGCTTGTCGGTCTTGTCAAACTTGTTGACATGGGTGGCGAGCAGCTTGGTGAAGTCACGGTGGAAGTCTAGATGAGAGAGGGTGTAGTTCTCGACTTCGTCACGAGTTACACCACCAACATCCCAGCCCTGTTCGTACAACGCATCCGGATGTGGCTTGACTTTGTAGTCGAAGGTCCACGAGCCGGAGCCAACTTCGATCATGCCTGAGACTTGATGGATGGCGCAGGAGGATGAGCGGAGACCTGTGGTCTCAAGGTCGATGTAGATTTTTTTCATTGGTCGGTGGCTAGGTGTTCTTGGCAGTCTTCACAGACAGGATAGTCCTCGGTGGCGGGTTCGCCACAAAATACACAGTCACTATCTCCGTGTTCTTTCTCTAGCGCGAGATAGATGTCGGTGGCGCTTGCGATTTGGTCAAGCAGGTCGTCTTGACTTAATCCATCGAGGTCTTCGTTTGAATCGACTTCGATAACGGCAACAGCGGTTAGTCGTACTTTCATTTCGCAATCAGTTTCATCATTTCATTCAGGTCCACAGTAGTGCCGGACTTAACTCCGACGGAAGACTTCAGCCCGAGCGCATCAGCTGTCTCAGACTGCGGGAAGGTGATGACTTTGCGGACTTCTTCACGCGTCGAGCCAGTCAGCTTCGTCTCGCGTTTAATCAGCCACACTTCCGAGAAATACCCGGCGATGAGTTCAGACATTTGCCCAGGGCAAGCGATGTATTGCTTGAGCGAACCAGTCAGTCCGTCCTTGTCGGTCTTGATGTGACCGGACATGATGAGCGTTTTGCCGGACGCTTTCAGCTTGAAGATGATGGAGTACATCAGCTTGAGGAAGCTGTTCCAGTCTTGGATTTGCAGTGCTTCGTCGGTGGTCTTGGACGACGCGGTCTTGAAGTCGAGCGAACCGATGCGTCGACCCTGTTCCTTCATGACTTGATCGAGCACGATCGAGGAGAAAGACGTGAGGCTGTCGATGAAGTAGCCCTTCACATCCGGTGACTCATGTGCTTCATCAAGCAGTTTGCACGCTGCTTCGAAGATCTGGCCCCGTGGGCGGAGAGAACCATCCTCGCAGATGGTCGGATTGCCGTAGAAAACCTCGTGGTTGAGGTTGTGCTTCTTGGCATACTCGACAGGTCCGACGAGATTGACGTCACAGTCAAGGACGAAAATCCCTGGGAACTGGATGCCGAGAGTTGTCTTGCCGCTGCCGGGTTCTCCTAGAACTAGAAGTGACTTGGGCTGGGTGAAGTTCTGTGCTGTGGTCTTCATTGAGAAGGTTGGTTGAGTGTGAACATGATAGGGTTCCGCTGCTTGGAGAAGTCAAGACTAGTGTGGATTGGTGCACCGTCTTCACGGACTCTGATATGCCATCCGTTCGGGTGTTTCAACCAGCCATAGACGGGTCGGCGGCGTTGACGATTCTTCTTTCTTGGTTGTTGGGCACTCATATTGAGGGATTCAATAATTGAATTAGTTATTTGGGTCGGCACAGAAACGGTGGTTGCGGGTGATGTGGCGGGGTGGTTGTTTGTCTGCCTGAGAGATTCGGTCAGCTATCTTGAAGGCGAGAGTTGCAGAAATGTCAAGTTCGAAGGTTGCGACAGGACGACCGTCGGGACGTTCGAGTCGGTGAAGGGCGGCGTTGTATTTGACTTTCATTTTTGCTTGACGTGTTCACGAATGAGTTTGTGTTTGAAGAGGTAGTGAAGGCGTGCGCCGCCGGTGTTGGCTACCCATGAAGCAGGAATGTGGCGGTGACGGCAGAAGCTGGAATGTAGAAGTGTGACTGCACGGCGCTGTTCTACTAGTCGCATGAGGTGAGGAAGGGAACGGACAGGTTTGCCTTTCATTAGTTCAAAGGAGACCAGGTTACATTACGATAGGCGGATGAGGTCAGCATCGCCATGCGGTGAGAGGGAGGGAGGGTACAGGTTTGGAAGTAAGGGCACTCGCCATACTTGCCGAAGCACCACTTGGTTGCTTGAGGGAAGAAGCCGCGAGCGAGGTTGGAGAGGAAGTCGGAGACAAGAACAGTGATGTTGGTCTCCCACTCGGTAATTTGGTCCGGGCGGTAGTTGTATCGTTGGCGGGTGAACTCGCAGCCAACACCGGATGGAGTGGGCTTGCGGCCGATGATACAATTTAGAAGGAAGTCAGTGATCGGAGCACCGTAGAGGCGGGAGGCGGCCCAACAGTAGCCGATGGTTTGCTGAGAGAGTTCGTATTCCTTGAAGTATTGTGGGCCGGCGACCGAAGTTGTCTTGTGGTCGAGAATGTAGGGTCGGGAGTCAAGGTCAATCAGCATGTCTATCTTGCCGGTCCAGTAGACGTGAACCTCACTGATGTAAACTGGTTGGTCAGCGAGTTCCAGCGGGTAGGTGTCCGGGTCTACGATGGAGGAAAAAGAGTAGTCGGTCTGGACGTTGAGTTCGACCACAGTCAGCGGTAAAGAAAACGCCCGCTCGATCTGAGGTTGGCCGTTGTAGGTCTGGATGGAGAAGGGTTCGGTGGGATACTTCTTGATGTATCGTTGGAGTGTGTCGATACATTTTTCGAAGGTGCGCCACTCACCAAGCGGGGGAGGTGTCTTGGAGAAGGTGTCTTCGATCAGCGGAAGAGCTTCGTCCCAGAAGGAGGGTTCGTCGGCGTGTTTGTACCAAGTTTCGAGGCCGATGTGAACTGCGCCGCCGTAGACGAGAGCGGCTGAACCACCGGATTCACGAGCGTGGACGAGCTTGTATTCGGCTGCTCGCGGGCAGGTGCAGAAGACTTCGAGGGATGAGTTGTCGATCTGGAGGGCGAAGACACCGGGGGAGATGTATTGGAGGAGATAGCGGCGGTGGCCTGGGAGGGTGGGTTCCGCGAGGGAGACGGAGGATAGGTCGATGGAGGGGAGTAGGAGGCTCATGGGATTAGAGGACGTTTAGAAAAAAGCTCGTGGTGAGTAGAAAAAACTCTTTCGACTTGCCAATAAATTAAAGAAGGTTGACTTGTTTCGTGAAGAACAAGAACGTCATAGCCCCAGTCGTTTTCGTTTTGAGGATTGACATAACGCACAAGAACAGTTTGTATATCATCGCTTTCGTCAAACTGCGCGTTTACTTGCACAAACACGAAAAAATTCTCTGCGTCACTTTCAGTGAAGCAACAGGCTGAAGCACAGGCAAGAGATAGTGAGGACTTCATAAAAATCTGTCAAAGTCAAATTTAGGTTTGGAAGACGCCTTGCTTTCTTTGGTGGCAGCAGCGGCTCGTTTCTGTCCAGACTGGCGACGTTCTTTGAGAACGGATGCGAGAGAGCGAAGTTGGTCCTCGGTGAGTGACTCGTGGTCGAGTTCAATCAGCTCGTGAAAAGGTAACTCTTCGAAGTACCTCCTCGAATTTTCTTCTGTTGTTGGGATCGTCATAGTAGGATGTGATGTTAAGTGCTTTGAGTTCAGTTACGAGAGCGTGGATGAGAGTGCCGATAGTCAAGTCCTGCCAACCACGAAAAGGGTTGATGGAGTTGAGGTAATGCCAGTCCTCGGAAGAGATGTCACCGAGGACTTTGTGGTGGGTGCCGCCTCGATTTACCTTGTAGGGATTTTTCATGAGATGAGATGGTGGTTGTCGAGAGCGGTTACAATGACGTTCGGATAGTGAGTGGTAATATGGGTTAGTTGAGACGGAGAAAGGTTGTGACAGGGGATTGGGGTTTGGTGAAGAAGCCGGTCTTTAAGGACTAGAACTGCGAAGAGGAGGACTTCGTCGTGTCCGTCGAGGGTGAGAACATCCAAAGGGGAAACGGTGGAAGCGGTTGGGCCAAGCGGTGAGACTTGGTTGCCAGCATCACGGGAAGAAGCGAGGACTCGACCGTCGGGTTGTTTGGCGATGGTGACTGGACCGGAGTGACCGAGGAAGGCGAAGGTCTTTTCGAGGTCATGAGGGGAGAAGAGTCGGGAAGAGGCAGTGGCGTGGAAATGTTTGATTGCGGAGCGGAGATTTAGGATGCAGGTTTGGGCGGCTAGAGGTGAAGGGTCGAGGATAGTAGGGGAAGGATAGTTGCGGAGGATGGTGGCGATTTGAGTCTCGTAGCGGATGAGGTCGAGTTGTTTCATGGCTGCTCATAGGGGTCGAGGATCAAGTCGAGATCGAAGTCGAGATAGAAGAAGGATTCGAGGTCGTGTCGGTCGGAGTCGGACTTGAGGCGTTCAAGAAGGACTCGCCTGTTTGGTTGGTCGATACGAAAGAAGCGAGGACGATCGCCGTCGTAGTAAGGAGCCTTGACGTAAATATCAGGATGGTTCTCTTCGATTTCGTCGATGACTTGCTGGAAGGTCAGGCGACGGAAGATTTCGTGGACGGGTTTGGGGTCGTTCATGGAGTCGGTGGGTGGGTGGATTCTGCTGCCAGGCCAGGTCGCTCACTTCGGACTTTCACCGATCAGCCGACTCACTCGCCGGAACGTGCCCTCACTGCTGGCAGGAGAATGCCCAGATACAAAGCCTCTGGGCGGGGCGGCTACTCACGCAAACCGATCCGCGGTCTCGCGCGCTTCCTTCTGCTTGACAGCGAGAAGTGCGGCGACGAGGTTGTCGCGGTTCGGGGTGCCGAGAGCACTCGCTTCGCAGCCGAGGACAGCCGCGAGCTTCTCGAAGGTGCCTTCGATGGTGCCTTGACCCTGCTCGTAGCGAGCCATGAGAACGTCGGCGGCGTTCTCGATTTCCTTCGGTGCCTTCTTGGAGCGCGAGGAAGGCGAGGGGTCGCAGACGAACAGATCGGGCTGGTCGGACATGAGTTGGTTGAGGACGGACTGGGCCTCGCCTTGGGTAAGGGCGGGACGATCAGCCACCTCGAACTTGCCGGCGTAGAGGCGGTTGAGGTAGTCTTTTTCCGTCTCCTTCCAGTCGAAGGCCTGCTCACCGTCCTTGAGCACCGGGTTGCCGGACTTGTCCGTCTTGGCCTCACCCTTGCGGGGTTCACCGGTGGCGGCGATAAGAGCAACACAAAGGGCAGCACGAATACCGGGGTAGGTCGAGCGGTAGTTGATGTTGTTCACCGCCTCGCGGACACAGGAGTTGGGTCCGCCCACCGCGTCGAACTCGAGAGCGGTTTCCGGTTCGTCGATCATGCACACAAGGCCGAGGATGTTATTCTGATTCGATTTCATTAGCGTTTTATCTTTTGTTTTGTTGGTTAATGCACGTGTCGTGTTGCAGACGTTTCTTCACGAAATTAGAACGAGCTGGTGGTGTAGATCGCGTTGGCAGCTTCGAGCTTCTTGAGTTCGGACTCGGCTTTGTGGAGGGCGCCGAGGACTTCGTTGCGGCGATTTTCTTTCCACTTCACGAAGGCTTTCGCAGCGAGCACCGCGAAGTCTTCGAGAGCGTCGCCCCAGCGTGCGACCAGAACGTAGGCAGTCGGCCAGTTGTAGGCGTCGTTGGCTTGACGGATAGGCAGCAGAAGCACCGGGTCAGGATCGTAGGCTTTGGCGTGCCAGACGACGGGAGATTCTACCATGCGCCACGGGCAGGAGCCTTTGGCTTCGATGAGTGCTTCGAGCACGTCTGAGGGGATGTATTCTTTGTAGTTCTCGATGTTGGTAGACGCCGGAAAGAGGACCTTGAACACCATCGACTCTTCTTCGGTGAGAAGTCGGAAGCGGTAAGGCTTTTCGACTTCCGGCAGGCCGAGACGCTCGCGAAGGAGCATCGCTTCGCCGTCTTCAACGGCAGCTTGGAGTTCGTCAGTAGTGCAGCGTGCGTAGACTTGGGTTTGCATAGCGGTTAGGCGATGGAGTTGATGTCGATGCCGAGAGAGGCGAGTTTTTCAGCGAGTTGAGGAGAAAGGAACGGGACCTTGGAACCGTAGGAACCCTCGGGTTCCTTCCGGCGTCTTTCCGCGAGAGCTGCCTGAGCGGGTTGACCATAGTGTCCTGCACGGATTGCTTTGTCAAGCCGTTTGGTCCGTCCATGTCGGATGTCATCCAAGATCTCTTGCTGTCGGGCTTTGCCGTAGTGACCGCGGAGCATATACTCCTCGATTTGTTGATCGGTGAGGGTGGCACCAATCGCGCCGTGTTGGGCGAAGTTGACTGACTTGATGGAAGCGGTAGACATATGGAAGTTCCTTTCGATGGGGCAAGATAAGGCAAGATGAAAGAAATGCAAATTGTTTATTGCTGGAAGAGAATAAACATTAGCGAGGGCAATTTTTCTCCCATTCTTCGTATTCAGGTTTGAGAGCCTCGCAGAACTCGAGGATGCGAAGTCCTCTCCGCATGGATTGAGCTGCGGCAACAGCGTGAGGATCTTCCGGTGATTTGTCAGCTTCTTCAATAACAGCTTTCAAGACAGGGATGAGGTCGGAGGATACCTTGATGTAACCATCAAGTTCACCTGCGATCTTTGCGGATTTGAGCATTTGTTGTATGTTCATGAGGGATTCAGTTATTGAACTCGTTAATATTAGATACCGGAGTCAGAAAGAAGTTTGAGCTGCAGTTGGTGTTGTTCGGAGGTCAGAGAGGAGGAGGGCGGCGATGACGCGGCGTGCGGTGGAGCGGAGGAGGTTGCGGGCTATGATGGTGTCACCGTCTGCGATCATGTAGCGGGGTGGGGAGGTGCGAGGTTGGGGTATGAGGGAGTATTTCATGGTGAGGTTAGAACGGGATGTCGTTGTCGGGGATGATGGAGGAGTCAGCCATGAGGGCTGGAGTTGTAAGGCGTGGTTGTTCAGTTCGCGCTCAAGCTGGCGGGCGAAGTCAGCAGTAACAACAGGTTCTCCGTTGACTGTTGATTGCCTACCTTCTGGCCATGCGGGGTGAGGATGTCGGCAAATGGCGTCGTCTACTCTCGGTGTGTCACTCATAGTTCTTTGATTGGTTGGTGTTCCATGTGATACATGACTCGGACTTCGGTGAGTTCGGAGATAGCTTCGTCGAGACAAAGGGCGTAGTAGAAGGCAACGCCCCAACCGAGTCCGGTGAGGAGGATGAGGATGGCGTGGTAGAAGGTTTTCATTTGTTGTTGAGCCAGAGGTTGCGGTATTGAGCAGTGTATTGTTCTTGCCTGTGAACGTTCCACATCCAGATGCAAGAGACGAGCCACATAGGAGCGGACATTGTCAGGCCTTCGGCGTAGAGGGAGGCGAAGAGGCCGATGATGTGGATGATGGTGTAGAATGTGTATACTTTCATGAGAGTTGTTTAGCAAGGTGCTTGAGTTCGGCCATCGTGCCAGCTCCGATGGAAAGGCAGTCAGGGTTGAGGTTGTTGATGAGGGACAAAAGCGGTGCGAGCTTTGAGTGAAGATCGTTCAGTTCTGCTTGAAGCTGTTTGACCTTTGCTTGTAGAAAGGGAACTGTGTCGCGTTGTGCAAGAATTTTCGTTTCACTTCTGGCCTCGCGTTGTTGAAGAGGCAGTTCGTCGTCTGGTATTCCTAGTGTCATTGATTGTCTTGGTAGAATTTGACTGCTTTTTCCGCAGCCGTGATGTTGATGTTGGGAGAACCTGTGAGGAACAGGCCTGGGATGGACTTGGCGCGAGACAAAGCCACGTAGGCCTGACCGGGAGCGAAACAGTTGTCAAGGTGCGCTTTGAGCTTGGAGAGCGTCATGCCCTGGGATTTGTGGACGGTGACAGCGTAGGCGAGGCGGAGCGGGAACTGTACGCGTTTGGCCAGAGTTTTCTCACCGTCGGTGATTTCCCATGTGGCACGTTCGAGTTGTTGCTGGCCAACGTCGTCGAAGTCGACGATGATGCGGTCGCGTTCGAGTGAGAGGACAGTGCCGAGTGAGCCGTTGGCGAGACCGCCGAGTACGTCGAGGTTGCGGAGAAGCATGACTCGACAGTGGGGTTTGAGCTGGAGGGCTTTGGGCGCGAGGCAATTCTTGTCGAGCTGTTCGATGAACGCGGGGTTGACTCCGGTGTCTGTAGCGTAATAGCCACGAGAGTCACCGCCGAGCGCTGCGAGCTGCTCGTTGTTGATGCGTTCACAGCCTTCGTTGTGGGTGTGGAGAACCAGTGGGAGTTTGTCCGGTTCAGGGTCGTGTGCGTTGAAGCGGGAGTTGAGAAGTTCGACGCCGGCCTGGGAGAGCTTGCCGAGACGAATCTCGTTGAGGATGTCGGCGAACGCTTGGTCGGACTGGCGGAAGGTTTTGGTGAGCTGGTAGAGCTTCACGTTCTTCCAGTCGGTGGCCTCGAAAGCGAAGCGGACGACACCCTTTTTCACTACTGGCGGAAGCTGAAGGAAGTCACCAAGAAAGATCATTTGGACTCCACCGAAGGGTGAGAAGTCCATGCGGGCGAGCTTGAGTAGGTCGGAGAGGGTGTCGAGAAGTTCTGCGGACATCATTGAGACTTCGTCGATTGCAAGTCGCTTGATAGTCTGAAGTCTTTCCAACGTCCCATCGTTGAACTTCGCTTGCTTGTATTCGAGGGACTTGAGGATTTCCTCTGCCGGCTTGTCACCATACCCTAGACCGGCGAAGCTGTGGATGGTGGAGCCACCGACGTTCAATGCAGCGATGCCGGTTGAAGCGGTGACGCGGACGTTGAGATAGTCGCGAAGACCGTTGAGTAGGTGAGACTTGCCGGTGCCTCCGGGTCCGGTGATGCAGACAGACAGGCCGGAAGCGACTGCGTCGTATGCGGAGAGTTGCTCAGGTGACAGTGTGGAGAGGTAGGATTGTTGTTTTTCGGTCATAGGATTGTTTGTTAAATGTCCATCGCACATTGGTGCGTGCAATACTTGCAACAAGTGCAAAGAGTTTCGTTGTCATCATGCACGTCTGACTTAAACGGGCAGGTGTGTTCTTCGGCATCTTGGTCACAGGTGCATTTTTCTTCGTCTTCTTCATTCATGACACAGGATATTCTTTCGCCTCGTCAAGTTGAGACAGTTCGTTCGCGAGCTTCTTTGCTTCTTTCTTTTTGGAGGTGAACCATTTCATGAGATTGGATATTTTTCACTCAGTTCTTTCGCGAGAACCGAAGCTTGCTTTTGAAGGGTGAGGGCGGTAACGTAGAAGTGCAGCCTGTCACGAAGATGTTCGTTGTCGCAGGTGCGAGTCAGAAGCTCGTTGAGAACTGGCTCGAATGTCTCTTCCGTGCACCGAAGGAACTTTGTGACTGGAAGGGTGTCGAACAGTCGTGCAAGGCACTGGAGCAAGTCGTCAGTTGGGACAGGCTTGAGTGACTCTTGGTCGTTGAGATTAATGACGTGGATGTTCATAACTTTTGATAGTTTGCGAAGACTCTAGGCACACACCCATTTCTCTTTCGCGGATATAAAATCGCACACAATTCACAAAATGCAAATTGTTTATCGCTCTACCGCAATAAACATTACTGCTGTCTGGAGGGATTCAATAATTGAAATGGTCAATCTTGTAGCTGCAAACGCCAAAAAACCCACCAAAGGGATTGGACCTTTGGTGGGTGGAGCTAGCGCAGCGGTAAGGCGTTGGTGGGTTTGCCGCTACGCTAGCAGGGAGTCAGGCGTCTACTACGATCGGTTGGTCGGCGAAACGTAGGCCGGTGATGGTTAGGACATTAGTGCCCTCTGTTAGCGTAGCGATGTAGAGGCGCTCGTTGTGGTCCATCACGAACCAGCTGAGTTCTCCTTCTGCGGTGTGGAACGGAAGTCGGCTTAGGTCTTTGCAGTCTACTCCGACCTTTGCCAGTGTTTTAACTATTCTTTCTTTCATGTGGTTCTTTCTTTTGTTTTGGTGAACTAGTGTGGTTAAACCGTGTCTTGTGACCAGTTTGCCGCTACGCTAGCTGTCTGTTAATCTTTAGCCTGCCCACAAGGGATTGGACCTTGTAGGAGACGAGTGTTAGTTCACGCTGGTGGCCACCAGCAGCTTGCGGTATGCTTCGACTTCCGACTTGATACCTTCGCTGCCGTTAGCGGTGTCGTACATAAGCACCACGTCGAACTCTTTTGGGTCTTCCACTTCCATCGGAGTTTTCACCACGATCGACGCGAACCCTGTGTCGTCGGCCGCACCATAAATCCCGGCGAAGTTTCCTTCGCTTTTGATGAAGAGTGCTGCGACGAGCGAACCATCACACGTGAACTGTTCTTGTTGAATGTTGTTGTACATTTTTTCTTTCTTTTGTTGACTTTTATTTTTTTCCTGTCTGAGCAGGCTAAAGACTAACAACTGTTCCCACCTCAAGCCGAGCCAGAAGGGATTGGACCTTCTAGTGGCTGTTCTTTTTCAGTTAGCGTAGCGGTTAGGTGATACACCAACTTTGTTGACTGGTGACTTGGTGTTGCAGTCAGCCACTGCGTTAGCTGTGAGTTACAGTAACGCAGTAATATTAAAGCTGCGTGTTGCTGTTTCGCTGACTGTGACGTTGTATTCCGGACCGGGGTATTTCTCCACCAGCTCGAAGTACAACTTGCTGACATCCGCTTTCAGCATACCATCGTCTTTGATGATTCTGAAGTGGTGGATGTAGTGTGGGTGCGGGTCGCCGGCTTTGTAGACTCGCTTAGAAACGTTGAACGTGTAAGAACTCATGTCTCAATATTCCTGCATTTCCAGAATATCAAGCATCGCTCGACCTTCTGTCCTCACCGCTTTGGTTCGAGGAGTGATTTCAAAGAACTCTTCATACGGGTCAACTGCGCTGACCAGTTCTTCCACCAGCTCACTCCCGGCGTGTGCCAGCACATCTTGGACTTCCGTCCGTGTGTCACATTGACCTATCTTTGCTTTCAACTGTTCTTTTGTCATACTTTTTTTTCTTCTATTCGGTTTAGCCCGACTTGAAGTGGGAACTAAGATTCTAGGTCTGTTCTAAACGAAAGTCGAAGCACAAGGGATTGGACCTTGTGAATGACTGGTCAATAAAGCCCATCTTCTTTGTCTCTGTCTGACCGAAGTTGTCGTTCCCAGACAGACAGTTCTTGCTCGACTTCTGCGTCGATCTGTTCTTGATCAACCGCCGCCACTTCTGGGTCTTCGATGAAGCAAACAGCAGTTTTGAAGTCTGCAGCGGTTGCTGTCATTCCAGACTCAATCAAGCCCGGTATCAGTGTATCTTCAAGGTATTGAACGAAGTCTTGTCTTGTCATACTGTTATTATCAGAGAGGGTTAATTGTCTCTCCGACTTTCGTCTAGATTCTAGGTCTGTTCTAAACAGAAGCCTATGCTAAGGGGATTGGACTCTTAGATAGGGTTGTGGCTAATAATCGCCGAAGAGGGCTGGCGACTCTGCCAGCTTTTGGCAAGCTGCCTGTTGGTAAGCGGCAAACTTACCAAACGGTTCGAGTTCGACGTTGACTCGCTTGCACTCGGCTTCCACGGCAGCTTCCAGCTTGCTTTGAAGTTGGCTTGGCAGATCACCAAGTTCACCTTCAAAACCTTCCAGTTGGACAAGTGCTGCGTCTAGCACTAGTAGTTTTTCTAGTCTTGTCATAGTGGTTTTTGTTTTTACAGCACATCAAGTTCACAGACCGACGCTTCGCTCAGCCGAAAACCAAGCTCTTGCTTTCTCTGCGCGACTCTCTCGTGTAAGGCTTGTTCGGCTTTCACACGTGTTGAGTATGCAACCTTCGATCTTTCCATGCTGTAGCTGTCGCTGCCGGAGAAGTAATAAACGATGTAGAATGTGTATACTTTCATAATTAACTCCTGTTTCACAGGCTTCTGTCTAGATTCTAGGTCTACCGCTTCTTAATTTCACGGATTCAATAATTGAACTAGTCAATGACTGAATCCATCAAACTATTTCTTCTCTAAAGACTTTCTCGGTTTTTTCCAAAATCCGTCGTCGTCGTCGTCGTCGTGGACCCCCCCCCTATGGCCCTTTAGTGTAGATACATCCTCTCACACAACCCCTTTCGCTCGGATGGGGATTCCGTCTCTAGTTAGTGTAAAAATATATATACATATATATACATATATACCTCCTTACCTATCTACCTCCATCAACCCTAGGGCGGTAGCGTGAAACGGCCCATCAACATAAGCCCTCCCACGCACTATATGACCCCCCCCACCCCCCCACCCAGACTACGAACGACGCGCAACGAGACTAAAAAAGTACCGTAGATAGAATGGAGAAAGCGGAGATTGAGGAGAACGGCGACGCTCACGGCACGTGAAAAAAAAGG